TTACTCTTCCATGTTCAAACCTTCCTTGTAGTGCCCATACTATTCTTTCTGTTTTCTTTTGATTTCCATGAGTACAGTCATCAATTCTAAAGAATAATCCATTCTTTTGCATTAGATCCATTAGATATGGAAGAGCAGCGTTCTTTAAGCTACCTTTCTCTATACCTATTTTTGTTGGTTCATACTCTCTAACAGCTGAGAAGATTTGTTCACAAGTTTCCTTAATGTCCCATCTACCATGTTTAATATCAGCAACCCACCAGCCCTCTTCATGGACCTTAACGATTGCAATTGCTGTTTCATCCAGTTTACTATTCTTGTTTCCTGCGTCTTTATCCACCTTAATGAATCCTGCCAAGTCAACTGCAATAAAATAATTCCCATCTTCAGGTTCGTCTTCATCTATATGTATCCATTCCTCTTTAAATATGTCTCGTGATGCTGCTTCAAAGGAAGCCATAAATTCTTGTCTAAATGCAAAGCTACTCATTGAGTTCTTTGCTGCCTCTATTTCACTAGCAGGTATTAATGGATTATCATAAGAAGAATAATGAAAAGCACGCCAGTCATCATCCTTTTGCCCTTCAGCATACTTCCATAGTTCATAAAAGTGGTTACGACCTTTAGGTGTTCCAATAAATAGAGCTCCACCCTGAACGTCAGCTAATGCTGGACGTAAAATCTGTTCCCATACGTTTGGTTTAATATCAGCATATTCATCTATTACTACATAAGCTAGTCCAACACCACGTAGGGTATCCGGTCTATCTGCACCTTTTAAATATATCTTACGACCATTTACTAGTGTAAGGACGGACGTATTCTCATGTGCTGCAGAAATAACTTCATGTCCTAATTCTTTAAGTACTCCCCACATAATGTCCCTAGCTTGCTGGTATGTAGGTGCAACATAGAATACATCCTTTGATGTAGACTGTAATGCTTCTATTAATAGTATCCAGGCTGCAAGCCTAGACTTTCCAAACCTTCTTCCTGCTGCTACAATCTTAAATCTTTCTGTGCTATTAAATACTTCTCGCTGCTTATCATGCAGCTTTACATTTAAATCAGTCAATTATTTAAATCTTTTTAGATAGTCTGACAATTTAGTTTTACCATCATCTGGATTATATGCTCCGCCAGTCTTAAGGAACTTCCTCATTCCAGCATTTCCACCTAAATGAGCAACTCCTAATAGACCATTCATTGTAACCTCAGTTCCATTAATTGTTGTTCCTATATAGTTTTCAAGTTGATGTTTTTTAATATAGTTTTTAATATCTTTTTCATGCCAATCATATACTTTATCTTGTAGTCCTTTATCAGCTAAAAACTCTTTATTAGTAAACTTAATATTATTAGCTGCTTTATAATCCTTTAGTCTAAGATCACCAAATTGATATGCTCCCATATAACCTAGATTATTAACTACGTCATAGTCACCCTTGCTTTCAGCAGCCTTTAAGCTCTCTTGAAACGTCTCACTAGGTTCTGTATCATTAGGTAGATAAGGTTGCATATAATCTTGAAAGTCACTCCCAAGCTTGTCAACCTTTTCAACCATGTCATCAAGAAAGGGTATGCCCTTCCAATTTTTTTTAGGTAGCAAATCTTCTTCAGTTATACCTGATTCAATAGTAGCATCGGGCGCAAGAGGTAATACGTCTGCTTCACCATAATTTTGATTCATGTTTATATTAAAAGGAGAACCATCCAGATTAGTAACAGTATCATCAAGCTTCATCTTATGAGCAAGCTTAGTGGCATCCTGACGTGTTATAGTCGTAACAGGCTCAAAGGTCTTATCCATGGTATTATCCAGGAGTCTCTGGGCATTCCTAAAAGCATTATTAGCTAAATCATTTCGTGCCATTTACTGTCTCCATGTCTATTACATCTACTTCGTTTATTTTAGGATCTTCTACACCTGAAATGTGTATCTGAATTTGATTACCATTACTTTTCATTTTATTAATATAATCTGTTGGAAGGACTCTATCCATAACAATCTTTAAACAAGCCATTTGATCATCATCGTCATCATCGAGAGCTTTCTTTAGGACCTTGTCTACAACCCGCTTACCCTTAGAGTTAAGTAGTTGAGCAAGAACCTCTTGAGATCTAGCTTTCTTAGATGCTGGTAATATTGCATTACTCTTACGTACCTTTGGTCTCTTAGTCTTTCTTTTAATGAGAGGTAATCCCTGGGATGCCCTTATCTCATTTGTTGCATCAATAGTTCTTCTACCCATGACACAGGTGTCTCCTCTTCATCATACATTGATTAATAATTAAGTGATTATATAACTATAACTATTACTATAACTATTACTAATTTCTTATTATACTAATATTATATCATACTTTTAATCAAAAGTCAAGAGGTAATTAGAGATAATTACAATTCTTTTAATTACCCCTTGCTGAATAGGACGAAGTCCTCCATTTTCCCTTTGATAAAACTAGTGTGGTTCTTATAAAAGCAGAGTATATTTATTAATACTACCCCCCCTTATTAATAATAATATATATTGTTACTAGTAAGGAAAGATGTGAGAGATTAGATACACATGTAGTTACCTAACCATATGCAAATGTGTATACGTATTAATGGAATAACTTCTTGATATAAATAACTTTTATCCAATTATTATTTGAAGAAATTATTAATCATTATTTATTTATATAATATAAAAACAATAGAACATTAAGAGCTTTATAAAAACAAACTAAGCAAGATCAAACCCTATGTTGTTGATAACCCAGAACATGTAGTTATATCTGTACATAATCTAGGCATCAGGTCTCGAGCCTATCGTTAAAAAGATTCGACAAGTACAACTGCCATAATCTGCTAGGGCAGATGTATGTGTCGAATGACACTTTATCACGCAAGAGAATGCAAAAGCAACAACCAGCATTCTTAACGTGAACGCCTTCCCTTTGCTAGGGAAGACTTAAAGCATCTACCTTTTTAAGTCGAGACCACAGTGTATATATATATAAAACCTAGCGGTAGGCACAATTAGAGAGGACAGCGAGAAGAACTTTCATTTCGCTTTAATCGAGCAAGCTCGAGCGAAAGGCTCGCTAAGACCAAACCCGTCCTCTCTTAAGCACAACTATTTATTATTATAAAGTAATTAATCGCAATTCGTTCGATTATTGATAAATCAATAATAGATACGGCAGATAGTACCCTGCCTAACTCATTACGATGAATGAATTGACAATAATAAATAGCTCTGCAGTAGGGTGCCAACAGCAAGGTATTATATATATAATGCTGTTATTTTTCAATTACAAAAGGTCAAAAACAATGAACATTAAACCAAGTAAGTACTTGCAACATGAAACATATTCTCAAATGGAGAAACGTTTAAAACGTAGAGATAACATTCTCATTGCAATAGCTTTATTATTGCCAATGGCTTTTATCTTTTTCTTTAATTATTATTTGATTCACTTAGGAGGGTAACATGATTAACAGTTATAATTTTCTTGAAATAGTCAATCAAGACACAGGTCATATGAAAGTAGTTACTGAATTAACAGATGAGTTATTTGATACAGGGTATAGATTCTTACAGTACATACCCAACTCTCGAGTAGACTTACCTGAAGTAGATGCTCAACGTGAGGAGGACTCATTAGAGAGAATGGCTAACTCTTCTAATGATCCTTGTTACTGGAGTAAGCACCACGTGGAGGGTGGTAAGTGTGCAAGTGACTTAGCATCTGACCCAATATATCATGCACCAATTGAGATATATTAGAAGACGGTCATATTATCCCTCATCAATTAAGGTGAGGGTTTTAGGAGAATATTATGAATGAAGAAATCTTTAATCCATTTGATATAGTATTTAATGATGATGAAGAAGAAGTAGTTACTACTGCAATTATTAATCATCATCTACCAGAAGAAGAACCTCAGTATGACGAAGAAACAGGACTTGAGTTATACTATGATGAAGAAAGTGGTAAATGGAAAAATCGTTGAATAAAGGGGAACGTAAGAATTTTCCCCTGCGTTCTACGAAGGGAAAAATTTTCCTTTTAAATGTTTTATTTTTTTTATAATTTAAGGAGTTACAAATCATGGCTACAACAACTAAAGCAGTATATTCAGAAGCACAAAAAGCTGAAGGTCGTAAGATGTTTGGTGAATTAAGAGCATTAGGTACTAAAGATGGTAAATCAGCTTCACCTAATATGAAGATGGCATTTGCAATATCTCTTATGAATGATTGTAAAGATTCTCTTGTTCAATATAGACAGTATGATGAGTTGTCTAAAGTTGACAATGTAATCAATGCAATTAAAAAGTACAAAGAGTCTGAACAAGAAAGAATTTCAGAATTATTTGAAGCTAAAAACAACGAAGCAACATCATAGTTGTTTAACTTAAAATTAAGCCAGCTCTTCGGAGTTGGTTTTTTTTTAAATCTAGGACTTATTCAAAAATGATAAAACATATTTTTGATTTACAATATACTATATCCTCGAAGAGGATAAACA